ATTTGATTAATATTAATATTTAATTTGCGTTTTAAATCGAATTAAAACGTCCAGACTCAGGGTGTGTCGCAGGGTCCGTGAAGAAAATAAGACCTGGGCCAGGTTCTATTTTCATTGTAGGTATTGCGATACTCTGTGTGGAGTAGGAATCGCTTAGTTTCACTAACTGTAGGGAAGTGATCAAGCGGAAAGTCGAGTAACGGTAAGTCGGGTGAATCACCGAATACTAGGGTAAGTCCAGCGCGGTTTGGTGTGAAGCCTTGCTCTTGATAATGGTCATACACATCTTTGAGTGCATCGTATGCACGTTGATGGTTGCCACAAGAAGCGTAGGCGAAGCCGATCGCTTGGGCCATGGTTATCTCAGGTGTAGGTGCCTTAGCTTTAGTATGGTAGAACTGAGCTAGCATAGAGATTTCGTCTCTACTAGGCAGACCGTTGTTGTTACGGTAACTGAGAACTTCACAGCCATTAAGCTTGCTGCGCACTTCGGACTTTTCGAGTGAGATCACTGATTTAAAATAGTGGTCGGCGAGTTCCTGCATCTTGAGTAAAAAAGCATCGTGGACGTCGGGGGGTATCAGGACGTATAGGCGGACGATTGAGTCGTCGCCTTGTACTTTAATGATGCATAATCGCGGGTCGAATCCGAGTGAGGACAAGATGGTTGCGAGCATGGTGTAGTTGTACCATGAATCAAGGAGTTGCGTTATGTATAGGCCGGAAGGAATGCCAGCGTAACGTCTTTTGTACATACGGCCGTCGGGTAAGACGATCGGTGCAGTGAAGATGTTTTCTAGGGTCCAAAGCCATAAACGTTCAAGCCTTGCAGCTTTAGTGTCAGACCAGTTTTTTGCTGTGTCTGGGTAGCTGATAGTTGGTACGTAGCCGCGGTTGAAGTCAATGTAGCCTCGAATTACGAGCATGATCTTGGAGATCAGTGAGAAGTAGGCTCGTTTATCGAAACGTTTCCAGTCGAGTGTAAGGAATGAGCATTGCATGTGTCGGGAGAATAGTTCTGCGTTTAAACGCATCCATCCGCCAGTAAATGTTTCATAGCCCCATAACATTGGGGTTGATCCGGGATTTAGCTTTATCCAAGCTATGTATTCCCAGTAAAACATGGTATCTGCAATTACCCAAGGTTTCGAACATCCCCAGATGGTTCGCATCTTGTTGGGGTCGGAAATCTTGACGATTGCGGTTTTGCTGTGTAGAAGCATAGGAAATATAAATCTACTCTTGACATAGGTTGAAGCTGTTAGACCAGAAAGGTCTTTGAAGCCGTCTTTGATGACGTGGTGCCATCTACGGGTCCAGGCAAAAATTGCTTGTCTCATAAACCCAAATTTAGCAGGTGTAACCTGTTCGAGGGTGGAAGGAGACGGTTGGGATCCGTGGCGTCGTAACATATCTTCAGGGTCGACGTAATGCTTCCAAGTTTTAGAAGCGGGGTCGTAGAAGTCAGAGAATAGTTTCCTATTTTCTAAGAAGTAATCATCAGTGGAAAATGGTGGTTCAGCGTTGACTTGCCATTTGTAGGGGTAATGGTTTTCAACGTCACAAATGTGACAAGGTAGGGAGCGTCGCGGTGGGCGAAAGGCATCAGCCATTGCTGCTAGTCCGTTCTCGACGTGTTCGTCGAAAGGGATCTCGTGCTTTTCAACATCGTTGGCAAAAAAGTCGTCGTAAATATCTTCGTCAGTCATTGTTGAGCGTCTAAGTTCATTTAAGATCGTGTTCATCTCATGTGGGTAGAGGTGCTTGCTGAAAGCGTTTTTCAGTACAGATTGATGTGCTAAAATTCGGCCGGGAGCCGGAGGCTGTGAGCGAGGATGAAAATGGTAGGTGCCGACTAACTCTAGATTTGTGTCAGAGCGAAAGAAATTCGTCAAGCGATTAAAAGCGTTGGTGAGGTATTCCATGATGTAAGAGAGGTGAAAACTGTTTACAGAGCGAGAAAATAAGCTTTGATATCGTGGGCTTAAGATTTTGGTAGTACTCGTTGTACG